GATTTACAGTGGTGTTATTTATGCGGTTAAACTTGTTTCGAATGACGCTCTAGTTGATGATGATTTAATCATCCTATACGCTGGTCAATCTGACATTATTGATATTGCAGTTAACAACTTCTGGCCTGGAGCTTAAATGACGACACCAACGTTTAGTCAACTACAGCGAGAATTTTGGGTAAAAAGACCATCTGACCTAACTCAATTCATGACGGTTGAATTTGAGCATCCAGATTTCGGATTTATTCGACTTGTTGCAAATCAATTTAGTGACAAAATATTCGATGTGAATGGCACGCCTGAAACGTTCCAAGCGGTATCAATGGAAGTGCCAAAAGTGACAAATCAGGAAACCGACACCACCAAAGCCGGCACGGTTACATTCGGGCGCATTGGTTTGCAGTTTAGAAAAACCCTGCTACAGATAACCCCATTAGGCGCTATAACATCACCAATTACGGTAAGGCTAAGTCAGTATCAAGATGGGGTAACGGCGCCAGTATATAACCGCAGGCTTTACGTAGCAAAGGATGGGATAACTATCGGTAGTGAGAGCGTTTCTGTAAGGTTGAGTGTTAGTAATCCGGCGATACTTACACAAGAAAATGCATTTTATTCACCGCAGGAGTGGCCAGGCTTGCAATTTATATAGAAGAAAGCCGCAGGGAGTGCGGCTGTTAGTTGGGTGATGTTTAAATTACCCCTTATTTATGTGGTAATACCAAGGAGCTAGTCTCACAACAAAGCCCCAACTACAAACCTTTGAGCCAAAATCCTTGCTCATTACATGACGCCACGGCATCTTTATCCAAACCACGAAAAACAGAGCGTGAATTTGAATCATAGGTCTGGGGTCTTTTCTTAACGCGTACATTCTAGCGACATAGTTTACCCCCACAAAGCGACTAGGGTTGATCCCTACCTCTATCCATTTCATCAATCAATCCTCCCACGTTTCTTTAAATTCACTATCTTTATCAATAGTGGCCCGATCAATCTTAGACCACGTTGTCTCGTTTGCTTTGCGCTGCGCCTCGAATATTTTTTGCTCGGCGTCCGTGAATTGTTTTATTTTCTTTTTTTTCTTCTCGAACGTTAACAGTTCGGCTTTTTTAGCGCAGATGGTAAACTGCATACCTTTGGTTGGCTTTTTGTATTTTGTCATTTTGATTTCTCGATAGCTGCGCAGATATTTGCCCCAACTAGGCACATTGTTAATTGCAGGTCTAGCATTTGAGCGATAAAACCCTCCGCGTAAAACATGCCTGCCAGAGTAATCATGGCCAAAAACAAACAGAAACTTGAGCTTTTCATAAATCACCACTCCCTTTAATAGCCTGCAATTGTTTAATAACTTCACGGTTAACGCTGGGCCATTCCATTAACGAAATCCAATCATAAGTCTGATTATTTTTATCGTTATGGTAAAGATGCTCAATTTCAAAATCTTCACATTGGCCGTTTTCTGCCGGATGATGCCAACCTTCCGCTTGAAATTCAGCGTGAACGTTTTCGATGGTTAGGTGTATTGGTGCGTTTATTTGTATCATAACGCCTCCAATTGCCCGATGATATCCGTAACAACCGCAGGATACTCTAATAACCAGGTGCATCCGTTTGAAAAGTCGCCAACCGTTGATTTGCGGGTAAGCGTTGTTAGTTTGATCTCGCCCGTTGTATCGTCTTTAGTGCCGCACACTTCAAGGTCGATCGTTGTGGCTGATAGGGTGATTGTTACTTTTGCGTTTTGGATTTTCATGTTGGTTCCTTTGCGCCCGCAGGCGCTTTAGTTTGATAGGATGTATTTCTCAACCATCATTGTGGCTCTGGCGTGTAATGTGAAATCACCGCCATGCAATACCTGTAATAATTCGCGTTTCTCTGCCATATAAACCTTTGCGAAAGCCTCATCAGCTACGAGAATACTTTGAGAGTTGTGAATTAAATCGGCTAGCTTTATTGTTTGGGCCTTATTGCAGGCGCATGACAACCATTCTCTATCCATTCCTTTTCTAAACGCTCTATTTCCGTGGTGAGGAAGTGAAATGTCAGACACCTGATAAACCAGAGTGGAGATCACAACGCCAAATTGCTCAATTAACCATTCCCTACTAACATCACAATCTTCAATGACATCATGAAGTATCGCCGCCGCTATCATTTCTTCGTCATCAGTAACGGTCTTTACAATCTTAGATACGGCAATTGGGTGAGTAACATACGGTTCGCCAGTGTATTTTCTAACTTGGCCTCCATGTGCCATTGTTGCGAACTCAATTGCCTTTTGTTCTAATGACATTTTATTGCCTCTTTATTTGTTAAGTTAATAAACACAATAACCCCAAACAAACATAACGTCAAGCACTGTGTTAAAATAAACAAAAAGGAGAAATTATGGATCAGCAAATATTCATCAAAAAGATTATTGGCAAGCCGTGGGTTAATCGCGCCTCATCATTTGAGGCGGCCGATTGTTGGGGTTTAGTACTACTCTATTACAAGCACGTTCTAGGAATAACCCTACCAACTATCGCAGGCTATGACAAAGGCGAATGCAGCACCGCAGAGGGATGGCAATCAGATATCCACCACTGGCAGCAAGTCGATAAGGCAACAACTAACGGTTTAGTGTTCACATGTTACAAAGACGGGCAGCCTACGCACGTAGGCGTAACAATTAGCTCGGTTAAAGTGCTACATTCTCGAGGCTATCCCGGTCATGAGGGCAAAGTCGAAATTCACTCCATACGTGCCATCGAATCCATTTATGGTAAAATGACCTATCACAAATTTATAGGTTAAATAATGCCTCAATTAGTTATCCAAAACGATCAAGCGTGCGCAACGGGTCGCGACACAATACCATTTGCAGACGGGCTAACGCCGACCGAAATTTTAATGATTCATTTCCCCGATGGTATCGATCCAGAAACTACGACTATTTATGTCCGGTCAGTTAAAGTTGAACTGGGCGATAACCCTAGTGATGAGCTATTTCAACCGCTATTTAATAATGATGTTGTTTATGTGGTAAATGAAGTTAAGGGGTTTGAGAGTTTATTAATAGCCACTGTATTAGGTTTTGTAATAGCTGCCGCAGTTGTTAGCCTGTTAACCCCAAAGTTACCCGGCAATGTTGGCCAGCGTAAAGACAGCCCAAATAATAACCTTCAAGGTCAAACTAATATTGCCCGGCCTTATCAGGCTTATCCTTTAGTTTTTGGCAGTCCTATAGTTTTTCCCGATCTAACTGGCGAGCCTGTATCTGAATACGTCAACAACATTAAGCAAGTCAAACAGCTAATGAATGTCGGCGTAGGCGAATTCGATATAACAGAAATTAGAGCTGGTGAAACGCCACTGGTTAACTTTACTGGATCATCATCAACTATTTTTGTGCCAGTCAGCAAGGTTGTGACAGTGCCGGAAGTTACAATATCATTCGAGTCTAACGAGATTGACGGTCAAGAATTACTTGGTACTAACGAGGGCGTAAGCGGCGCATCATTTAACCTAGTTGATAACTCGCCTATAGTCGCTGACTTTATTGGCCCGGACTTTGTTTTTGAGGTGCTAAAAGATACAGAGTCGGATGCGATAAAAGCGGCTTTCGACGCTTCTGTTGGCGATTATATTATTGAATTACAATATAGGCGTCGAGTGTTTAGCTTTTTGCAGGGAGCAGAAGGCAACGGCGTTGTTGCATCAATTGTGCTAGACGGTACATCGATGTTTTACACTATTATTATTTCAGACTTTACCGGCCCAGCGGAGGACAGCCCAACAACTACACCACACTTTACAGGTCCATATACCGCAACGGAAAAGGAAGGAGAATCGATAGGGCCAATCAAGTTAAGCACTTTATCGCAAGAGCTCTGGCTTGACATTATATTCCAGAGAGGGCTAAAAGGGACCGCAGATATTGAGCTGACGACCCAGGAGCTTGACGGCCCGGCCGGCACCCCGATTGGATCGCCAGTAATAGATAACTTTTCTTTTACTAAAAACACACTAGATCAGCAATTTTTTACCCATAAAAAAGTATTTCCAAGCTCAAGCTTTTTCCAGTTTACAGTTACACGATCAAACCAAAGCAGCCAGAACTCGAGCACTCCCGACCAAGCAAAACTTGAGGCAGTTAGATCAATACAGATTTTTGATAACTTAACCTTTGGCAATAACACACTAATTGAAGTGAATGTGCCGGCAACGATTAACGCCACTTCATTGCGAGAGAATAAAATTAACTTATCGCTAACCAGTAAATTAATTAGCTACGACGTCGGAACGGGCAATGTCATAACAACCACCGCGGCATCGAGAAAAATGGCCGATGCATTGCTTCATCTGTATGTTGACTTCTTTGGCCTTGATTCGAACACGTTGGCACTTGATGAGCTTTACGAAATACAAAATAGACTTGATGCAATAGATCCGCGATTGGTAACCTTTGATTTCACATTCGATGATATTGATGTGTCACTTGACGAGAGAATGGACGCGATCCTTAATGTGGCCCGATGCTTTAAGTGGCTTGACGGTGACGTTTACCGATTTGCAAGAGAGGAAGAAAGAGCCAGCGAATCGACCTTAATCACACGCAGAGACATTGCAAGTGAAGAGGAGCGGGATTACTCACTAAGCTACAACCCGCAGTTATTGGAGGCGTTCGACTCCGTTAAGGTTGAGTTTGTTGACACGGCCACCAACAAAAAAGCATACATATTCCGCAAGGTTGATCCTGCCAGTGTTGATCCGCAAAACCCAACTATCCTTGATGGCGTTGGCAAAAATCCAAAGACCATGCAATTGGCTGGATGTAGCGAAGAATTTAACGCAATAAATCGCGCAGAGCTTGAGATTAGAAAACTAATTTATCAGCGGTATGTGCTAACTGATACTGGGCTGCCTTCAATGATGTTACTTGATCGCGGTGATATGATTCTTTATGCCGAGCAATATACCAGCGATCTATTTGACGGTGAAATTCTTAATGTGACTGGGAATGTAGCTACAACTAGCGAATCAATTGATTTTAGCGTTGGCACATTGGTGCTGCATTACATGCTGGACGATGGGACGAAAGTGGGGCCATTCGCGATCTCTGAAATTGTCGGTGAGGCGTTTAAATTTACTAGTACTGATTTAGGTCAAGTATTTGTGCGAGATTCATCTTTGGGCCAATTAATACAAACGGGATCGCGTTACATTATCGGCCAAACTGTTGATCTGGAGACTTCTAGATGGTCAGTTATGGAAAAAGAAGCGAGCGGCAACAACGTCAACCTGACCATGATCACATACGATGAGCGTATTTATGATTTCGATTAATGTGATAAAATACCTAAAACGATTTAACAGGATATAACAATGCCATTTAATACAAACAATCCAGTGCCGTCAACTGATGGGCGAGATTTGAGTGATAACGCAGAAACTATTGATCTATTCGTTGATGGGGCGACATTAACGACAACAACCAGAACAGGCAAGGAAGTATTAACTCGCCTAGGGCTTGAGGATCAATATACATTTACTGCCATTAATAACGGCGTATGGGCGGCTGGTCAATCATTTACCGCTGTTAATCAATATATGGTGTTCAGCGGGACAGCTTATAAACCTAAAAACAGCACTACGCTCCCTTATGTTGTAGGTGCCAGCCCGGTAAGTGATGCTAACGTTGAGGTTGTTGCTAATTTGTCTACTGCGCAGGGGGATGTTAGATACGACAGATCTATGATGTTAGCAACTGCTGTGTCCTCATTGGACTTGATAGAGGGTCAGACATTAAGGATTGCAGATAGAGCTGATGCTTTATTTGATGTTGTTACTCTAGCAAGCTTAGGCGGAGCTCCTTTAATTGGAGCTGATGAGATAGAGCTTGTAGGGCTTCCTCTACTAGCGCTAAAATGGCGAACTAGCGATAAGTTATATTTCTCAGAGTTAGGCGCGAAAATTAACACCGTGAGCGCGGCTATGTCTGCAATAATTAAGCGTATATTTGATCTTCAAGAAACCATTAATATACCAATTCACATGGCTGCAACAGGCATGGCTGCAAGATATACTGTAGATGTGCAGTGTAGATATTTTGGTTTCGGCTGGACGGGTGACGGCAGATTCAATACTCAGATACAATCTACTTTTATTGGTGTTCAATTTAAGAAAATGAATACTAACGATGAAGGTAGAGTCAAAGACTTCACTGTGTTAGGTAAGGGGCTTGTTGGCGTAGATGACGGCATAGGGGAGGGGTTTGGCCCTGACGGCGTTATCGGTATGGCAGCGGATGGCAGCGGCGCAGGCTGGTCTAGGATGCAAATGACAAATGTGCATTGGCGACACATGGCCCAGCAGTTTGAAATAGAGAAATCCTTATGGTGTACATTCAACACGGTATACGCAAGATTTGTTAGGAGAGGTATATTCTTTGTTGGCGGTGGTGGTGGTTGGAATGCAACATGGTTTAACAATCAGATTACTTTTATTAACAGTCTTTGGGACGATACAGGGGAGTATGCGATAGACTATGTAGGTTCTGGTTTAGCTTTAGCAGGTACAAATACCATGCAGTCAGGCGTTGATGGTTTAAGAATAAATAGAGACCCTGCTAATCGGTCAAATAATAACACGCTAGATAATTTATACATTGAATTTAATAGTGGCAGCGATTTAACTTTTGATGGCATCAAAGTAACAATAGGTACAGTTCAGTATCAAGGTGGATCAGGTACAGTGCCCAAACCTGACACGTTAAATAATATATTGGCTAATAATTCAATAATTACGGTGACAGGTCGGCCTAGTATATTAGATACACAAATAGCTAGGATTACGCTAACTAATAACT